TGCTCTGGTAGAATCTGAAGCAACTCTCTCTGAGACCTTTAAAGACAAAGCAGCAGTTATCGTAGAAGCTGCCGTTAAGTCTAAGGTGTCTGAGGAAGTATCTCGCATCGAATCTGAACTTCAGGAAGAATTTGACGAAGAACTCAAAACCACCCGTGAGGAAATGGTAGAGCAAATCGACGGATACTTGAACTACGTTGTAGAAAAGTTTATGGAAGAGAACAAACTCGCTATCGAGAATGGTCTCCGCACTGAACTTGCAGAAGACTTCATGACTGGTCTTAAGAACCTGTTCACTGAGTCTTATGTAGACGTACCAGAGTCCAAAGTTGATTTGGTTGATGAGCTTGGTACTCAGGTTCGTGAACTTGAAGAGAAGTTGAACGAAACCACAGAATCCTCTATCCATATGTCTGGTGAACTGGAAGAACTCAAGCGTGATGCAATCATTCGTGAGCATTCCCGTGATCTTGCTGAGACACAGGTAGAGAAGTTGAAAACTCTAGCAGAAGATATTGATTTTGAAGATGCTGAAACTTTCGCAATGAAAGTATCTACCATCAAAGAATCTTACTTCACAAAGAAAACTCCATCTGTTGTAGGTGAAGAAATGATTGACGAATCTGTAGATGAGGAAGAAATTCCTGCTTCTATGGCTCGTTACGTTACTGCACTTAGACAGACACATAAACCACAATAATTAAGAAGGTGTATCAATTATGAATCCTACCGTATCTTACGATAAACTCGTAAATAAGTGGGCTCCAGTACTTAACGAAGAAACTGCTGGTCCTATTTCCGACAATCACCGTAGACAAGTTACTGCGGCGATCCTTGAAAACCAAGAACGTGCTATGCGTGAAGACGCAGCTCAAGGTGCTTTTGGCATGGTAAACGAAGCAGGTACTGTTTCTGCTGATGGTGGTGGTGCTTCCACTTCCGGTTTCGATCCAGTATTGATTTCTCTGGTTCGTCGTGCTATGCCTAACCTGATTGCATACGATGTATGTGGTGTGCAGCCAATGACTGGTCCTACTGGTCTCATCTTTGCGATGAAGTCCAAGTACAAGACTGCTGGTGGTAAAGCTGGCAAGAATTCCGGTGACGAAGCATTTGGTGCTGCGGGTGATGGAACTGATGAAGCAGCAACTGGTTTCTCCGGTGACTCTTCAACTCAGACCACTGATCCATTGGGCCCGTGGGCAGATTCTGCATTCTCTGGTGACTCTAATGTAGATGATGCTGATCGTGGTACTGCCGTTATCGGTACTGGAACTTCTACAGCACACGCCGAACTTCTTGGAAGCTCTTCTGCATCCCAGCGTTTCGGTGAGATGGGTTTCTCCATTGAAAAGCAAACTGTAACTGCTAAGTCCCGTGCGCTCAAAGCTGAGTACACAATGGAACTGGCACAAGACCTGAAAGCAATTCATGGTCTGGATGCTGAGACAGAACTCGCAAACATTCTGTCTGCTGAAATCCTTGCAGAAATCAACCGTGAAGTTATCCGTACTATCAATGCTCATGCAAAGACTGGTGCGCAAGGTGTAGTTGGTTCTACTTCTACAAAAGGTATCTTTGACCTTAACGTAGATGCTGATGGTCGTTGGTCTGTAGAGAAGTTCAAGGGACTTATCTTCCAACTTGAGCGTGAAGCAAACCAGATTGCTAAAGAGACCCGTCGTGGACGTGGTAACTTCATCATCTGTTCTTCCGATGTAGCATCTGCAATGGCTGCTGCTGGTATGTTGGACTACACTCCTGCAATGTCCGCTAACCTTCAGGTTGATGACACAGGCAATACATTTGCTGGTGTTCTTAACGGTAAGCACAAAGTATACATTGATCCATATGCAGTTGCAGACTATGTAACTGTTGGTTACAAAGGTACTAACGCATATGATGCTGGTGTATTCTACTGTCCATACGTTCCATTGACAATGGTTCGTGCAATTGGTGAAAATGATTTCCAGCCTAAGATTGGTTTCAAGACCCGTTACGGCATGGCATCTAACCCATTTGCACCGGGAGCTGTTGCTAGTGGTCTGGGAACCGTTAAGGCAAACCCATACTACCGTATCTTCCGTGTAGACAACATCTTGGCATAAGTCTAATATAACAATAATAATGTCAATATAAATACTAGGGTGGATCGAAAGGTCCACCCTTTTTTTATTGGAGAATATAAATGGTAGAAACCTTAACTGCTAATAAAAATTACTTACAACCTACAGGGTTTAGAGTAATCATTGACAGAGAAAACTATCCTAACTTGGAGTTTTTCGCACAATCTGTTGATCATCCAGACGTGTCTATGACAGCACCTAATGTTGCATACTCTCGTATTGGTAATGTTAGTTTGCCGGGTGATGCACTAGACTTCTCCCAACTTAATGTTACTTTTATTCTAGATGAAGATATTACATCATACCTTGAACTGTATAATTGGTTAGAGAGTATGGTTAATGAAGACTTTGTTGAACAAGGTGCAAGGTCTAGTAGAAATACATCTAAGGTTCCTACACAGGCAGATATTTCTGTTGCTATTCTTACTAGCAATAATACTCAAAATAAACGCATCCTATATAAAGGATGTAACCCAACTTCTTTGAGTGGTCTGCAACTGACCTCTATTGCTTCTTCTGTAGAATACCTGACATTCAATGCATCTTTTGTATTTACAGGCTTTGAATTCAAAGGATAGTGTGATATACTAACGTAAGTTAAACCTTACACCTATAGGACTTTATAATGAAACTAGACTTAAATGGCATTCTGGAAATGTGGAAAGAAGATTGTGAAATCTCTGAGTTTAAACTAGATGAAGCATCTAGACAAACTCCATCACTCCATGCAAAGTATTTGGAGATACGTTCTCTTACCAAACTGAGACTACAAGAAGTAGAACTTGACCAAAAGATTCTGCTTAAGAGTAAATGGCGTTATTATAATGGTAAGATGCATGAAGATGAAATCAAAGAAACTGGATGGGAATTTGACCCTTTTTATGGAGTTAAGGTTCTCAAAGGAGACATGAATTATTTTTATGATGCAGACCTAGATATTCAGAAGTCTGAAAAGAAAATTGTCTACTATAAGACAGTGCTAGATACACTGGATGAAATAATTAATAACTTAAAATGGCGACACTCTACAATCAAGAATATGATTGAATGGCGCAGATTTGAAGCTGGGGGTTGATATGGCTTTATTCGTTGACGAAGATTTTATTTCACATGCTGGTAATAAACTAGGATGGAAGATTGAAATGGATGCACTCTATGTGACTGATTGGCGTTGTCTTGCCAAGATGATCCTAGAGTATGAGACACGTCCGTTTCGTAAAGCAGTAGGCATTCCCCGTGGTGGTAAACGTCTAGGTGATATTCTAAATGAATCTGCTACAGGCAATCCTGATGACCCTGTTCTGATTGTAGATGATGTATATACAACAGGAACAAGTTTCAGAGAATATATGATTGAACATTATCCTGATGATGAAACTATTTGTTGGGCAGTGTTTGCCCGTGATATAGTATCTGGTCCTATTAATGTTCTGTTCCAAATGCCGTCTACTATGCGAACTAACCTCAAATAATGACAGATTTGATAGTTAGACAGAAAAACTATTCTGCACTAGAAATCCAGTGTGAACCGCATGTTTCAAATGAGTTGACAGATTACTTCTCATTTGAAACTCCGGGTTACAAATACATGCCAGCTTATAAGAGTGGTAAATGGGACGGTAAGACCAGACTATTTAATAACCGCAATAATGAACTGCCTGTTGGTCTCTGGGAATATCTGTCTGACTTTATCAAACCAAGAAACTATACATTAGAAGTAGAATATGATAATCAGTATGGCGCACCTGATACTAAATCATTAGTAGACCCTAAAGAAGTCTATGAGTTTATTCAGAAACTAAACTTACCTTTTGAAGTAAGAGACTATCAGTTTGATGCTATCTGTCAGGCACTAAGGTCAAAACGTGCTATTCTACTGTCTCCTACAGGTTCAGGTAAGTCTCTTATCATCTATGTTCTGATGATGTGGTATCTAGAACACTATAACAAACGTGTTCTTATTGTTGTTCCTACTACATCACTTGTTCAGCAGATGTTCTCTGACTTTGATAACTATGGTCTAGAAGCAGCAGAAGTTTGTCATAGAATCTATTCTGGTATGCCTAAGAATAATATTCCACAGAGAGTATTCATTTCTACATGGCAGTCAATCTATAAGTTACCTTCTACATGGTTTGAACAGTTTGGTTGCATCTTTGGTGATGAAGTGCATAACTTCAAGGCAAAGTCTTTATCTGGACTGATGAACAAATCAAGAGAAGCTGAATATAGAATAGGCACTACTGGCACTCTAGACGGCACACAGACGCACAAACTTGTTCTGGAAGGGTTATTCGGTAGAGTATATAAAGTTACTACTACACGAAAACTTATGGACGAAGATACACTAGCAGACCTAAAGATTAATATTCTTGCTCTAAAATACCCTGATGAAGTCTCTAGGGATATTGTTAATAGTAAAGACTACCACTATGAGATTGACTATATAGTTGGTAATATCAAACGCAATAGATTAATCCAGAACCTAGCATTAGACCAAGATGGTAATACACTAGTCTTGTTTCAGTTTGTAGAAAAGCATGGCAAGATACTCTATGATCTAATCAAGGAAAAAGCACATGAAAGACGCAAAGTCTTTTTTGTATCAGGTGAAGTAGATGCTGAAGTCCGTGAAGAAATCCGTGGTATTGTAGAAAAACAAAAGAATGCTATTATTGTTGCCAGCTTAGGAACATTCTCTACAGGAGTTAATATTAGAAACTTACATAATATTATCTTTGCTTCTCCTTCTAAGTCACAGGTAAAAGTATTGCAGTCTATTGGTCGTGGTCTTAGAAAGTCTGAAGATGGTAGAACTACTGTACTCTTTGACCTGATGGATGATATGCACTATAGACAGAAAAAGAACTATACTCTTATTCATGCTATTGAACGTATGAAGATATACAAAAAAGAAGAGTTTGATTTTGAAATCTTTGAGGTTAAGTTATGATTGATTATGACGACATTGACGACACATATAATGAAGAAGAACCTATACCTAGAGTTTTTAAACTTATTACAGGTGAAGAGATTGTCACTACTGTAACTAGAACTGATGAGCATTATTTTGTTGTTGAAGTTCCTTTAGAGATTAGATACAACTCTATCAAAGGTTCTCTTTTTCTTAGTAAATGGATGGTAGGTGCTGACTATTCTAAGGTAATGACCTTATCAGGGACTTCTGTTGTTTCTGTATCTGCTGCTGAACAATTGGTAGTAGATAACTATTATACATACAGAGAAGAAATGGTAAAGAGTCTAACCGAATCTGATGATGAAGATGATGAAGATCAAGAAGAGTATAATGAAATCCTTCTAGACGAATCGGATGACGATACACCAACTTACCATTAAGGTATATTCCCCGGTCCCTGAAAGTAAACTTATTAT